TGAAGATTAAATTTGGAGCAACCGCTCCCATCGAAGTCCCTAACAAGGGCAAGTTTCAGAAGAAGAAACACGCTAAGGCCCGTGAGGGTGTGGAGATGCCTGGACTGGAGTCCAATTCTCACACTACCTATAGCCACGAGGTCAAATTCGAGAACATAAAACCAAAAGTCAATGTGTGCCGCACTAAAGATGAGGACTCCGGCACTGTCGGAGTCGCCAAAGGCGCTATATTGGCTGAGGTTCCTGTCACCGTGCCGTCAAACACTTCCGGAGCCACCATGCACGCCATGAAGAAAAGGTGCGATTACGCACCCCATTTGATAGATGAGTGTGAGTTTAAAGCAGGTCATGCGTTACTAATGGCCAAGTTCGACAAACTTGACACTATCCGGGTGGATCAAGACCTTATTCAGAGGTACTTGGCAAAATGCGGGCCTGGTAAGGCTGAGCGCCTCCTGGCGGCGCTCTCGGAAACACGTTTGCACGGTGATTTTGACACCAAGCATGTGTTCGCGAAACAAGAGGTGCTCTTGAAGCCCCACCAGTCCCAACCGCGCGTCGTTTACCAAGGTACTGACATGTACAACGCGCTTACCGGACCTGTCGTCATGGAGTTAAACGACAGGATGAAGCAGGTGTTTTCCAGGTCCAACCCGAAGAATGTTGGCAACGTCGCCATTTACGCATGCGGCGCTTCGGGTGAGGAGCTAGGCGACATCATGCAACAGGCTGGAGGGAAGGCTATCGAGAGTGATGCAAAGAACAACGATGGGAGCCAATCGGCAGAATTTCGCAAGTACGAGGCGATGTTCTACCACAAGATGGGAGCACCCGTGTGGTTTGTGAGAGAATTTGCCAAGACGACGAGCATAAGGGTTTGGACACGGTATGGCGTGTCAGCCCAGATAGAAGGCCAGAGGTGGAGCGGTGAGACTACCACCACCACTGGCAATTCGTATGTTCACATGGCACTTATGCAGCAGTCCCTTGTCAGGGCTGGCATAGAGCGTAGCACAAACATACACGGCGGGGATGATTACCTAGGTTACATTCACGGTGACGATGATAAGGTTAAAGGTGCCATGGAGTCCGTTTACGAGACTAGTGGCATGAAAGCTGAGGTCGTACCTCAGCGCAGTCGTCACCACGCTACCTTTTACAGGAAAAGGTACGTGAATAGTAGCATAGGCTGCCGCCCCGTCCCGCAGTTCGGGCGTGTCTTGGCGAAATTGAACTTGCGTGCCAATCGCAACACGCAAGTCAATGACCGCGACTACATGGCTGGCAAGTATTTGTCAGCCGCGTATGAGCATAGACACGTGCCCGAGATAAGTGAGATTCTTGTCTCAACAGCTGATAGGCTTTCAGCAAAACCTTTCCTCGACGTTCGCGCCTCGAAGTTGGCTGACATGGGGGGAGTGGAAAACATCAAGGCAGTCGTCAACCGCGCTGCTGTTCATAGCATACCGGAATTTTCCGATTTCCTGGACGAGGTCTATGGTATAAATCATGACGATCTTGTCAAGGTTTATTGTCAACTTGCCGAGTCGTGTGTCGAGTACTGTGAGGGCTGGACACGCGTTGACAAGAAAACCCGCAAGGTCGTGAACGTCCAAGGAAGTAGGAGTTATGTCCCACCGCTTGTTTGCGGTGATGTGGTGGATGCGTTGGTGCGTCTTGATGTGTGAGGACACGAGCAACACGCTCTCTCGGATGGGTGATTAGCAAGAAAACACC